GTAATATCTTTAAAGAAAGTTCCAATAATTCTAACTAAGAATATATCTTCACCGACTTTCTTGAAATCTTGTTGTTTAAGATTCGCTTTAACAATACCTGATGCAGAATCTCGTGAAGTAGACAGATGAACACTATATATTTCACTCTTAATACAATGGATATTAACTAGAGCATAATCATTACATACACCAAGTACTTTAGTTGTAGTGCTACTATCATTAGTGAATCGAATTTTAGCGTAACGAACATTAGATTCAACAGTAGCGTATAATTCTTCAATCTTATTATGATTACGTTCATTACCAACTATAAATGGAATGATATTTTCGACTTTGTCATAGTCCATATCAGTAGTTCTTTTTTTAGAAGGTAAAGGAAATATACAACAAGATTGTTTTTCATTGTCACAGACAGTTCTATATATGTTCTCTGCGTTATAATTACCACTCTGGGAAATACTTTCAGATAAAACACTCTTAGCAACTTTATAACTAAGTAACATCATCTTTGCTGAAGCAGCACTAATTATGACGATCAGTAATAAAGGAGGTATAGAAGAAGTTATTTTACTTGATAATACTTTCCATTTAACAGCGTTATATCTTTCATCTTTAAAAAAGAAAGTTTTAACATAAAGATATGATAAAAGACTAACATTTGTAAATATATTACAAGTACTAGTTACAAAATTAGAACAAGTTATATTTCTATATAATATAATGGAATCAGTTAATAAACTTAATTGTCTGCGTGTTAAAACATAATCATCGTTTAATGTAACCCATTGTAGATATTGATAAAAGATAGTAAGAAAACATAATTGAATGAAACACATTAATATAAACACAGGTAAAGAGTAACTTCCAATATATAAGCATACTATAGAATAAAGTATACAGATGAATGTTTTAATTTTAGTAGACAAACTATGAAAATATGTGGATGAGATATTAACTTCTTTATTTGATAATTTGAGTTTATTCTTTTCTAAAATTTTAGTTCTATTAACACTTGCTGCATACTTTTCTGCGTGCAACTTACGCTTAACTATATTGGGGTGAATTTGTGACCCAATTTGAATAGTTTCAGCTTCAGCTGTAACTGGAGTTGTATGCATCTGAATATCCTTGAATTCCATTCTAAGTAAGTCATCTACTGAACAATCAGTAGGCTTCATATACTTAGAAATATCAATATCATTAGCATCATAGCACATTTTTTGATTAGAAACATGTTCCTTATGGGCTTCATTTAGAAATTGACATAAACCATACATATCAAATATAGATTTATCTCCTTCACCATCATGAGTAAAAGGAACTTTTGTTGAACTTATATTAGCATCACCTGCTTGGGGTACTTGTCTA